CTTGACCAATACTTGTATTTAATGTGTGCTCAGTAACATTAATAGATATATTACCATCAGCTGCAATATCTACAGAACCTATTCCCGTAGACATCTGTAAATTAGCAGCATCTAATTTATTAAATGTTGCTATACCAATGTTAGAATTTAAAGTTATTCCAGTAATATCTACTTCTATATCTGTAAAAGCAGTAACTGATTCTATATTTGAATTTAATAAGTTTCCATTAACATCTACATTTGCGTTTGCAATTGGTATTTCTTCACCAATAGCACTTGTTAATGAAATACCATTTAATTGAACGGTATATGCATCTCCCCAAACTAGGTTACCCCAATCTAGTCTGCCCCAACCGGCGTTTATTTCAGCTGTAACTGAATTATCACCAATTGAGACAGATAAGGGATTATTTAAACCACCGTAGTTTCCACTACCGTAAGTTCCATTTCCATAGCTAGAATTGTTAAGGCTTGTAACTTGTACAGTTACATTTCCTTGGTCACCCCAATTGTTTTGACCCCAGATTCCTTGACTCCACGCACTAGCCATATCATTTTAGTTCCTTAATTATGCAATTCTTAAAATCGCAGCAGATGTTGTAAATGCAGGGAACTGAACTGTAAATGTTCCAGCTGTTGCAGTTTTGTCTCCACCGAAATCTAACACAGCAACTGCATCAGTAGTTCCTGTGCCACCATCAGTTGTTGTGTTGTAAATCAAAGCACCTCTTGCAGTAAGAGTTACTCCTGTAAATGATAAATCAGCAAAATCAGTAATAGCTATTGCTGAAGATACTTTAACACCTTGATTAATAAGTGTTCCACCCCCTGCAGTATACCCTGAAGATGATACTTCATTTCCTGTTGTATAGTTTTCAGTTGAAGCACCTAGTGTTGCTGCTGATGTATACATTGCTAATTTATATGTATCAGATGATGTATCAAAATCGTGTTTTCCTTGAAGTAATTCTTTTTTAAAAGAATTACAGATTGCGTTTGTTGTTATTGCCATAATTTTTCTCCTTTATATAATTTTATGGTGATGGTGAAGGTACCTTAACTCTAGGTACACCACTATCGTATTCACTTCGTCTTCTTCTCCCCATTTGCTGTAAAGCAAATGAATTGACTTCTTCATCATACTTGCTTTTATTCATACTGTAAAGATTGTCGGGTCCTTTTAAATAAAGAAAAGCTTCAGTTAAAACTCCGTGTTTCAACATGCTTTCTTGATATACAGAAAGAAAAGTAGTATTCGTTGCCGTAAATTGAGGTGGGTCAATGATGTAATTAATTTGAACTTGATAAGTAGTTAAATCAGGAATAGGTGCTACCAGTATATTAAAATCATCCCAATTAGCAAAAAATGCAGGTAAGCCTGTAGTTCCATCACTATTATATTCAGAAATAAAACTGGTTTCTCTTTTCTCTAAAAAAGATCTATCACCATTAGCTTTAATAACTTGTACTGATCTTACAATCATACAATCTGCGGGTAAGCTTACATATCTGTTGTTTTGAGTAAAAGTAGAAGTAGAGTATTTTCTTAAATCATCATAATCTACTTTTCCAGCTACATCTAATTCAACTGTTCTAATAAAACCTTGAATAATAGTGTCCGTTAATACATTAGAATCTACTTCTGTGTAGTCTCTTATTTGTGTTAAAAAATTTGCATATGATATAGCCATTATGTAATCTCCACAGTAACTGAATTTAAATTCATATTAATTTGTCGTCTTCTATTTTGTTCTGCACTATTATCAGGCTGCATTCCAGAAGACTGAAAACCAAATTGTCCTGGTAATGTTAAATCAATTGTAGTAAATATAGCACCTCCAGAAAGAAATGTGAAATCTTGTGTTCTAGAATTTTTTAAAGCTATCGCATCTGCTTTAACTGTTTTTCTTCTTATTTGAGGATGCTTAGACTCAAACTCAGAAATGTGTACTAAAGCTCCAGTCCATTCTCTAACCATTTCTTGGTAAGGAAATGACATACCAGATCTATCTGATATTGCATGAGATCTTTTACCTGTTGCATAAGCCATTATACACCATCTCCAAAGTAAGTTTGAGGTGAAATATATAAAGAAGTTCTAGAACCATCTTCGTCTAAAGCTCTTTTCATTTCATCTTCATAAGCTAGTTTCAACATTTGAGATCTGTCTGGAGCTTTTAAAAAAGATAAATAATAAGAAAGGCCTGCTACCATACAAGGTAAAAATCTAAAAGGTGCATCAGGAGTATTTGTATATCCTCCAGCATCTTCAATTCTTCCAATATAATAATATTTTAAATAAGTATAAGTAGCAGCATTAGGTGTTTGATATAAATAAATTTGAGGGTTTATTTGTCTATCCACATAATATTGAGAAGGTTGTCCTACAGCTCCTTTATTGGTAATCCAGCGTAAGTAGATCTATCTGTTTTAGTTAAAGACACATCTGTTATTGTAGGACTGTTTCCAGCTCCTGTAGATATATAAGCTTCTAGTACATCACTACAATCTTGTGGAGTCGCATATTGACTTACTCCGTCTGTAAGAAGCTGTTCTTTATTTTTAATTTTCCATAAATGAAGTCCTCTATTGCCCCATTCAGAAAATAAAATATTTAAATTTCTTCTAGCTCTTTTTAAATCATAACCTGATTCAGTGGAAACTCCACATCTTTCGTATGCTTCGTCTATTATCTCATCTACGTTTAAATCAAAAGTTGTTGTTCCTGATGAAGCCATTATAATATATCTCTATAATAATTTAATTTAATTTTATCTGTTTTAGTTAATTTTGTAGCACCATGTAGTTTTACAGCGTCAACTTTATCTGCTTTAGCAAATTTTTTAGACTGTCCTTTACCTAAATCAATAAGTTTTTTACCACTAGCTTTAGCATATCTTTTAAGTCCATATCTAATACCAGCAGTTAATAAACCACCAATTAATAGTCTTTGTGCTTTCACTAGATCATACCTTTGTAATAATCTACTAAAGATTGATTAGAAATAGTTTCTCCGTCTATACTTGAATTTATAGAAGATCCATTATATTCCATTTCACCACCTTTTGATTTTTTAGGCACACAATTAGGTACTTTACGTCCACTTTTAGACTTCATACCAATCATTTCATACCCTTTCCAACAAGGTCCTTTTTTAGCCATATTTTTCTCCTTTTATTTCTGTGCCGCGGCATTGAGAGTGTATAACTTCTCCTTTTTGCGGTTGTACAACTTCTTGGATTGTACCACTTTTAAATAAAAGATTCTAGACCTTAGCTTTTTTGCTATTGGATTTTTTTTTAACATGATCACTATCTTTCATAAGCTTTCCATTTGGCATAAAATGATACCCTAATGGTGCTTTTTTCTTTCTAGCGCCTCTAAGTTGACCGTCTATTTGTACTGGTATTTGCCCTCTTGTTATAGCCATTATAAATCTACCGCTTTTCCTATTATTGGTTTATATTTAGTTTTACCATCTTCTCTAAATGCATGCAAGAACTGCTTCCTAGGTTTATCTTCAACATAACTACAATGGCACCATCCACTGTTAGGTTCTCCTTTTTTGTAGAACTCGAGAATCATTTGATCAAAATCTAAATTTTTATATATCCAATCACAAAGCTCAGCATTGTCGACTCCTGGACACTCGAAGTCAACGGCTTCTGCATCACAGTGTTGACTGTTAATAGAACTTCCTATAGCAACTGATAACTCAGGTGATCTGTAACAACTTGTAACGACTACCGGACCGAAATGATCTCTTACGGGTTGTAGAATATTATCACAAAGTAATTTTAGTTTTTCTATTTGATCTGAGTTGGGGTTGTTATCTATGCCCTTACGGACAGCAGTGTCTGATTTAATTAATTCTTGAAGAGTGAAGTTTCGCGAAAGATTCATTTATTGACAGGATAAACACTCATCGCTGTCACTGTCAAGATCAGCTAGTGCTTCTTGTTTACATTCATCGCTACAGAACATATCTAGTTCTTCTTTAGCTTTGAATTCTTTTTTACATTGTTTACATTTTTCCATTATTTACCCCTAACTGAATCAATGAAATTATATACTCTCCCGAATTGCTTATCAATAGACATCAAGTCAGACTGGATCATGGTTACTATTAATTGAAGTTCTATGAGTGTGACTAATGTCCATGTAGCTAATCCCATCAGGATTGTACCAAGTAATGCTATCATTGCTGTGTTAGTTTTTCTACTCATCTTTTGGCTTTGGTAATGGTAATATATAATCTTTAGGTGGTTTTTTTAATGTGCTTGTGGGTGTTAAAAATTTATCTCCCATTAAAGTAACGTCTGGGTTTTCTTTTTTATAGTTATCTTTTAATTCATCCCATTTACTTTTACCATCCGCTGGTCTGTTATCTAATTTAACTGGAGTTACACCTGTACACTTTGATACTAATAATCTAAAGTTTTCATTCTGTGCAAGACTAGGGTTACTGTTAACTCTACCACACATTTTCATCAACTCTAATTGTTGCTTGAGTTCCATGTTTTCTTGTTGCACTTTTCTAAATTCTTTTGTGCAAGCTGTCCCAATGTAATGTCTATAAGTTACACTAAGACGATCGTTATCATTATCAGAGTCATAATTATTAGAACTAGAATTGTGTCTGTAGTCATTGTCTCTGTTTTCTGTTTCGA